CGCACTACATAAAAAAAACAACTTTTACAGTAAATGCAAGAAAGGCACATTTAGCATTGTTAAAATCATTAGCACAACATGCCAGTGGTGCGGTACACCCGCAAGGTACAAATCATATGACAGAAAAAAAACAAGCAGATGAATTATTAGCCAAAGCAAAAACAAGAATTGAAGAACAATTAAAACATCAACAAGAACAAGCAGAAATAATAGAGTTAAAAAAACAAGAGGACTAGTCAATGGCTGACTACATACCATTTCGCCAATTTGTGGATTGCCAAAACATACTAGACGGACGCTCTACACCTGACTTGCATCTTAAGATGTGTGATTGGTTAGAACAAACACAAGGTGATCCAAGACGCATATTACAAGTTTTTAGACACGCAGGTAAATCACATTTGATTTGTTTGTATGTGGTGTGGCGTTTATATTTGGATCCAAATTTTAGTTGCATAATTATTTCTGCAAAAAGAAATGTTGCACTGCGTAACTCATTGATGATTAGATCAACAATTGAAAGCAATCCATTAACACAGCATTTGAAAAAAGATTTAACACAATGGCAAGTGCAAAACTTTACAGTCAACAGAGATGTAATTAGTTTGAATCCAAGTGTTGCTGTAACAAGTCTAGGCGCATCATATACGGGGATGCATGCTGATTTAATTATTGGTGATGACTTGGAAGTTTCTGACAACAGTATAACACAAGAAGCACGAGAAAGAATTAAAGAGCGTGTATCAGAATTTTCAAAAATGGCTCCTAACATTTTGTGTCTTGGTACGCCGCACACACAAAAAAGTTTGTATGATCATCTAGTAAACATTGGATACACAATTGAAAAAATTCCAGTGTACAATGCTGACACACAAGAACTTGCTTGGCCTAATCATCCTGACGGACAGTTCAATTGGGAATGGTTAGAAAGAGAAAAACAATCAACTACTGATGGTGACTTTGCTTCACAGTATTTGCTCATACCTACTAGCACATATCAACCATTAATGGATTTAGATAGAATACACACATATGAAGATGACATTTTTGTGCAACATCTAGCACAACCATTTGGCGGATATTTGCCTGTGGTTAAATTATCACAAAAGACTAATGCACCCAACATAAGACGAATGGCTGGTGCATGGGATCCTGCAACTGGATTACACAACAGAGATAGAAGTGTGTTTGCTGTAGTGATGAGAGATGATCAAGGCAATGTTTACATACATGATGTTATTGTTTTGAATGCCGTTGATAAAGAAACAAAAGATTTTACACACCAAATAAAACAAATCATAAATGCATGTACACGCTACGGCATTGGCCATGTGTTTATTGAGGAAAACTTTTCTGCAAGTTTGTTAAATGAAGCCAAAAGAATTTGCAAAGAAATGAAACGCAAGATTCAATTTGTAAACAAATATAGAACTGCAAACAAGAAAACATTCATAGCACAAACATTGGAACCATTGATTAAAATTAGCAGATTATTCATTCATAAAAGGGTGATTAATAATTCTCCGTTTATGGAAGAGCTAGAAGAATTTCCAAATTCAAACACACATGATGACTGCATAGATGCTGTGTCAGAAGCAATATCACATCTACCAGAACCAAGCATTGATGTAACTAGAATACCTGCAATCAAATCTGTTATCCAATCAACAGGAAGCATATCAAGAATAAGCCAATTAGATTGATAAATAAATACAACTGATAGGACGCTGTCAGATAAGCGTTGGATATATATTATATATATAACTTAACGCACACGCATAAAGGATTTAAAAACCATGGTAAAAATTTATAACAAAATAGTTTGGGATATAGACGGTAACATCATTGAAGAGGATTCATATGATTATACTGGCCCATTAGCGATGTGTTCTTTTGGCCCCCCGCCAAGTCCACCACCTCCACCACCTCCACCACCACCACCACCTCCACCACCCCCAGTGTACAACACAACGGGCGGCGTTGAATCTAGATCTACAAACTTAGGTGTAGCAAGAAGAGGTAGATTGGTTAGAGGACGAGGAAGCCTAGTAAGTAAAAGAGGCACAGCACTTGGTGTTGAAAGTCAAGCAACTGGAAGCAGAAGAGGCTTATTAGGAAAAATAGAAACATTAATTAACAAATTGGGAGTTCAGTAATGAGTTTTATGAAACCAAAAGTTCCATCAGCAGAAGAGATGGCAAGAGCCCAAGACAAAATTCAAATGGAAAGAGACGCAAAACAAGTCATCATTGATAAAGAAACTGCACAATCAGATGCCGCTAACAATTTATCAAAAGCTCTTAAAAGAAAAAGAGGCAGAGGTACATTGATCACAAGAAGAGGCGGAAGCAGTTACATGGGAATCAAAGATGAAGCATTGGGTCCAAGTACTAAAAGAACTTTGCTTGGAAAAATTTACGGGTAATACATGAACGCAATTAAACAAATCTATCAGCAAGCCAAAGCCGCCAGAGAAACGCATGAAGATGAGTTGAGTGAAATTTACAAATTTACTTTTCCGTCTAGAGACATATGGCGTACTAGAGAAGGCGAAACAGACAGAAAGAAATTGTTTGATGCAACAGCATCAGATGGTGTGCAAAATCTTTTGTCTACTATCTTAACATTGTTGATTCCAAACAACCAACAATGGGCACACATAGATGTAAGAGATTCAATCAAACCACAAGTTGCAAGTGATGTAAGACAAATGTTAGACATGGCTAACAAAGTTGTTTTCAAAACAATTAGAGACAGCAACTTCTACACCGCGGCCGCAGAAAGTTTAATGGACGCAATCATTTGTGGCACTGGCGCATTAACAATGATTGAAGATGATACAAGTATAGATTTCCTTCCTATACCAACACACCAATTATATTTCTTAGACAATCACAAAGGTGAAGTTGATACTGTGTTTAGATCACACACATTGTCAGCACAATACCTAGTTGAAAAGTATGGTAGCAAAGTACCAAGCAAGTACAACAGGATATTAGAAAAAAATCCGCAACAACAAATTAAAGTTTTAGAAAGTTGTTTGCGTTTGCCAGGTGAAAAAGAAATGATGTACAGAGTTATGCTTGAAGAAGGCATGGTGATGTTAGAAGAAAGACCAACACCAGTACAAATGTTTATTGTGTTTAGATTTGGTAAAGAACTTGGTAGCGTGTGGGGCAACTCACCTTGTCGTCAAGCACTACCACATATTAGAGTAGCCAATGAAGCAACACAATTGATTATGAAACAAAGTGCATTTGCTGGCTTGGGTGCTTTCCAAGTTGATGGTAGTGAAAGTTCTATTAACTTTCAAAACACAAAAATTGAACCAGGTGATATTATTACAGTTGATAGTGAAATTAGACCATTACCAATTGCAGGTAACTTTCAAATAAGTTTCCAAGCAGTTGAAGACCAAAGAGAAAAAATTAGAAAAATATTATTCAACGATGCAATTATACCACCAAACCAAACACAACAAATGACTGCACAAGAAGTTATGGTTAGACAGCAAGAATTTTTTAGAAGAATTGGCCCATACGCAATCCGTTTAGAAAATGAATTCTTAAGACAAACAATCACAAATTTAATCAAGCGTTTGCAGTTAAGAGGTGAACTTCCAGAATTTATTACTGATGGTACGCAGTTTGAAATTGTTGTTAATTCAGCAGTTAAAAAAGGTATTAGCATGTCAGAAATACAAAGAGATATGCAGTTGCTTTCTGTACTTGCACAAATGGGTCCAGAAGCATTAGCACACATTGACATACAAAAACTTGCTAGAAAAATTACACGCGATGGCGATATGTCACCAGAAGTATTGTTGGATGAAGATGAAGTTGCACAAAAATTAGAAGCACAACAGCAACAACAATTCTTGCAACAAGCACAACAGGCTATAGCAGAACAGGATCCAACACAAACAGTACCGCCAATGGCACCACCAGCAGTTGAATAAATAATACAAACGAAACGAACTTAACATGATGGTATTTAAAACAGGCAGTGATTATACATCACCTTCAAAACGCAAAGTGCTTGTACAACTTGCAAAAAACTTTTGTGAGAAAATCAATAATCAATATGACAAGCAAGAATACTGCGATAGATTTTTAGATCAACTTATACAATGTGAGCAAATACATCCTGGTTATGGATACACAGAAGCCATTGAAGACACTAGTGGCTATGTACATTGCCTAGTTGTAGCACAACTATCTGAAAATTGGTGGTACAATAGATGTGATGTAAATGTTTCTGCGTTGTTGATCAACGACAAATGCAATCCAAAATATCCAAAAATACTTTTAGAAAGATTAGAAACTTGGGGTGCCAAAAGAGGTGCTGGCAAAATTATGCTGTACAGTTGGAGCAGTCGCAAAGGATATCATCGTGCTATGGAACGGCTTGGTTTGAATACACATGGATACATATATTCAAGGGAAATACAAAATGAAAACTGACATGAAACGAATGAAGGAATCATATAATCGTGTGTTTACTACAACAGAAGGGAATGCTGTGTTAGATGATTTAGAACGCATAGCAAACCAAACACGCATAAGCAGTGACAATCCAAACAGCAATGCCGCTATCTACAAAGAAGCACAACGCCAAATGGTGTCAAGGATACGCAATATGATGGATTTAAATGAAACTAAAGTAAATATCACAGGAGATAAACAATGACAGACGAAACACAAAATGAAACGAACGAACAATCATCTTTACTAGGTGACACACAACCAGCAGATCCTACTGCACCAGTTGAACAAAAAACAGAGGAAGCAGTTGATAGACCGGAATGGTTGCCTGAAAAATTCAAAGCACCAGAAGATCTAGCAAAAAGTTACAATGAACTTGAAAAGAAATTTGCTGAACTACCCAAAGCACCCAAAGAATACAATTGGAGTTTTACAGAAAACATTGATTTAAAAATGACAGAGGACAATGATGTAAAAACAAATGCTGAGGACATGTTTAGACATTTGAACTTAACACAAGAACAAGTTGAAGGTGTTGTAACATTGTACAAGGATCAATTGGACACAATCGATGAACAGATACAATCATCACAACCAGCCCGTGCTGACCTAGAACAAGAGAACGCAAACTTGAAAACAAAATGGGGTAATGAATATGACAGCAAACTTGAAGCAGTTAAAAAATTTGCAACAAGTCTGCCAGCACATGTATTAAATTATCCATTGAGTGATACTGCTGATGGACTTGAAATATTGTACAACATGATGAGTGAAGGCAAAGCACCTAATCCATTAACCAACACACAAACTACACAAACAAGTGAAATGGAAATACGCGAAAAGATTAGAGAAATGCGTATGGATGACAGAATGAAATTACCACAAGGTGATAAAGTTGGTGATAATTTTAGAGCTGAATTGTACAGAATGTACGAAAAATTAGAAAGATAAATACTATTGAGTTGTAAATAGCCATTTACAATCTCTTCTTTATAATCGTTGTATGTAAAGGACTGTTAGCAATAGCAGTCCTTTCGTCGCCTCCAACACCTTACACTATGTCTCCAACACCTTACACTACGCTGAAAAGGACGCCCAAAAATTAACCTAAAAAATTGGCCTAAAAGAAAATTGGCCATAAAAAAAGGCTACACTAAAAGTATAGCCTTTGTTGTTAATGTAAAGAGGATTTAACTAAAAAGATAATTTTTTATATATTCTCTGTTGCTGTGTTTAATGTTTTTCTTTTTGATGTAAGCATCAATTTGTTTTTCAATATCCTGTTCAATTGATTTGCTGTATCCAAATTCACCTTGTAAATATCGCTGTATAACATTTTTGCGTACATCCCATTTTATAGTGCGAGATTTAGGTGCTTTTCTATTAAATCTTATTTCAATTGTTTTTTCACCCACTGCCATTGTTGCTTCTATTGTTTTCATATATCCTCCTTAATCCAAATCAGTACAAGCATTATAAGTTGATGCGTTTGTTGTACTAGACTTTTGTGCTGTGTGTGTTATGCCAAATCGCTTTTGTTGTTGCGTAAGCCCTTGCTGTGTTAGTTTAAACTCTATGTAGTAGTCAGTTGCGTGTTTGTCGCTGGTATATACAAGTGTTGCTGTATGCCCTTGTGCTGTGCTGTACATAATAAAAGATAAGTTGTGTGCTGTTTGATGCTTTTGCCCTTGCTTGTTGGGTAAGTAACATTTTGAAGCCCTTAAATTATCCACGCCATAACTAGCATATTCATCATACAAGTTTTTGACAGCGTTGTAGTGTTTGCCCAGTACATCAATTCCCCTCTTAAAGTCCCTAAATCTCACATTGTTGATGCTACAATAATATTGGTTGATGCTCTGGCTTTGCGTTATTATACTCACTGCCAGTTTGTGTTTGCTTCTATCTAATTCAAGTTCTTCAATTGAAGCATTGTTAAATAAATCCACTTTGATATGCCGCCAAGTACTTGGTAACACATCAATTTCAATTGAATTGGCTTTAGCCAAGTTTGTGTTTTTTTCATCGCTTTCAGCGATTGAATTTAATGTTGTTTTTGTAGTTATTATGTTGTTATTGTGATTAATATAATCGCGCCTGCGATTTTGTTGTGTTTGTGCCATTTTTCATTTCCTCTTCTTCTAAAGTTGTGTTGTATTTACGCCCACTAATTGTGCGGCGTTGTCGTCTTTGATTTCAGTTATTTGTACTTTGTAGTCGTCACATAAGCCCGTTATACGCCCATATGTAGTGTCCAGTGCGTCTCTGCCTAACAGCAGTTGATTTAAGTATGTCATATAACGATTCCAGCGTTTAATCATTGCGTCCGTAAAATGTTCTAATTCATACTTGTTTAGTTTGTTGAAGCATTTTTCACTAGTATCGCTGATTAGTTTGCGATGCGTATATATTTTGCCCACGCCCATTGCTTCTCTTTTTACAGCGTTGTCAGTGTGTTTAAATTGCTTGCCTATGTACAAGCGTTGCCCTGCTTTGCGTTTAAAAGGGTGGTGTTTGATTTGCTTGTCCAAAAATTCTTCTATGTCCAAGTAGTTGTGGTTACAATAATCAATCAAGTGTCCAAGCACAGCATCAACGCTGTTGTCCATATGCTGATGTAGTACTTCATTGTCAGCGGGTGCTGGTACTATCTTTACACTTGCTGATTGTCCTGTTACTAAATTGCTGTTGTATGCTGTTTTATGAGCCCGTATTTTCAGTGCCATCGTTGTTGTCCTCTTCTTTTAAATAATCCTTGAAGTGGTACTGGATTGTGCGTGTTAGCATATTCAACTTGTCCCGTTGATATAAGTTGTGCTGTCTTAGGTTTTCCAGTTCCATAAAAAGGTGTTGTATAATCGCTATGCCCTGCTCAACCTTTTGCTGTTGTTTGCTGGGTTTGTTATTGGTGCGTATCCTGTTGTCGTTGTTGTCCATACTAATATTTATGCTTTCCTCCACTTTTGACGGTGGTTATGCCTGTTTTTAGTGCCCTTTGTACCCTGTGCCATACTTTTGCTTGTATATCGCCCTGTACTTGCGACACCAGTTTAATTGTTCTTTGTCCAGTGCGTATGCCAGTATTTTGTTAAACATCACATCCCATGCCTCTTGCGTGTCGTTGCCCACTTGGCGGATACATTCACCTATGTTGATGTACATATGTAACCCTTGCTTGGCGTTGATCCTACAATAGTAGTTTGCCACGCCATTACTGCCCCACGCTTTTGATTTGTTTGTTATCCAAATGTTGTCGTAGTAGCCCCATAATTGGTTTTGTAGTTTGCGTACAGCGTCCGCTACCATATAGTTCGCCATTGCCGTGCTCACGCTGGGTCCTAGTAGCGGTGGGATCGCCATTCGTAATCGTGCCAGCATCAACTCTTGCTTGGCTAGTTCCTCTGCTTCCGCCTTGCGTTTGCGTTCCCTGTGATTGGCTTGTTGTTGTTGCCGTAGTTTGCGTTGTTTGAGTTGTTCTTCCTCCACAACCGTAAATAGTTCCGCGAATTGTGTCATATTATTCACCCTCCTTGTCAGTCCAAGTGTCAATTTCACCGTCTAATTCCCAGTTGCTGTAGTCCTCGTCTCTGTGCCATTGTTCTATAACATTCCATTCATCCACTTCTCCCCAAGCATCGTCTTGTTGTAACTGATCTAAATATGCTTGATTCCAAGCGTCCCATTCTTGTGCTGTGGGGATTGCGTCCAAATCTTTACATAAATCTTCTTCATATGCCCATTCTTGTAGTTCATCCGCTGTCATTTTGTGTCGTACGGTGATACATTGCGTCCTATACACGGGGATGTCATAGTTGAATTGACGGGGTTTTTCCGCCAGCACATTGATTAAATGTTGTTGTTGTTGTTCTAATGTTGCCATTGCGTTCTCCTTATAATGTTGTTGTGCTAGTATTTAGCAGTCTTCCTTGTTTTTGCGGGGATAATGGCTGTTTTTTGAAGCATTTTGAGAGGCTAATAACTGATACTCCAAATACAGCACATAATCCGCCGTAGTTGTTGTTCTCTCTGCTTGTTACTATACTAACACTTTTTGTGTGCTTTTGTCAATCTTTTTCCTTGACATTGTGGATTTATTATGAATTTGTTTTTCCATTCCCATAATAGTTCCCTGCGTTGTTCCTGTTGTTTGTATAGCAGTTGCTTGTGCTTTTGTTTTGAACGCTGTTTCACTTTCACATATTAAAGTCTGATTGTGTGTTGGACAATGGTAAATGGTGGTAAAGTGTTGTGTTATTCAGTTGTTGTTTATTAAAGCATAGTCACCGTTGTTGATTGACACAGCCACCTATAAAAGAGTGCGATCACCTTGTTCCACCGTAGCCCACCGTGGGCTAATGTTTCATTTCACATTGATGAACGGTGGCTTCACCGTGTCCAATATGCTGTTATTCCAGCACGGTGGATCCATCATGTGTCCAATATGCTGTTATTCTTTCACGGTGGATGTCCTGTTGCTACACATTGCTTACACATTGATGAAGGGTGGATTCATTTGTGTTGCGTACGCTAGGATTCTATGCTCACCCTGTTTGCTACTAGTAAAGTGATTTATTGTTTTTTAGAATGGGGTCGCTGTTTTGCTAGGTTTTTTTAGGGTGGCCACCCCTTTTTACAAAAAATCCTGTATGCGGCTAACACAATTTTTCTAGGCCACCATTTTCTATAAAGCTTCTAAATAATCGCGATGGCACAGCACAAATCTATCTGCGTCCATCCTGTCCCAAAATATGAAATGTGTTTCTGTGCCCACTGTTTCTACTGACCACTTATTAAAACACACGGTTGAGCACCATTTGATAAAGCGAGCAAGGTCATTGTCTGATATTGAAATAAAGTTAATAACATGTGGCATAACAGTATTTAATCAATCTGCTTGTAGTGTTTGTAACGGCCTCGCTTCATCATGTCCCCAACATTCTCTCGCTGTGTGCCCACGATAAGGTGCCTAGGATTCACACAACCTTCATGTCCACGGT